GAAACTTAGAATCCTTAGGTTTTCTGATAGGGTTCAGATATGCTTACAACTACGATTGTCTTCAACGTTTACATCTCTTTTTTTTATTTTCTTTTTTTATCTAAAGTGTTAGTTTTAAAACTACTTAGGTTGTAATTAAAAAATAAAAAAAATAATAAAACAGACTATAAGCTTGCATTTCAAGTTACTTAGACTTATACTTCCTTAAACTTTTAGGTGTTTACATACCTTAGATATACTATATCTTTAAGGCCTGAGGTGTGTCCAATCTGAACGATTGAACCATTTTAAGCTTTTCTACGAGATTTTTTCGAAGATTTTAGGTCAAAATAAAATTATTTTCATATCGAATGTAACCTTTTGCCTTTTCAAACGTCATATAGTATATAGGGTGTTGTTACTTAACCTAGGAAACTTAGAATCCTTAGGTTTTCTGATAGGGTTCAGATATGCTTACAACTACGATTGTCTTCAACGTTTACATCTCTTTTTTTTATTTTCTTTTTTTATCTAAAGTGTTAGCTTTAAAACTACTTAGGTTGTAATTAAAAAATAAAAAAAATTAATAAAACAAACTTAAAGTTTTCATTTCAAGTTGCTTAGATTTATACTTCCTTAAACTTTTACGTGTTTGCATACCTTAGATATACTATATCTTTAAGGCCTGAGGTGTGTTCAATCTAAACGATTGAACCTTTTTACGATTTTTTTTGTAAGATTTGTATCTTACGCAAATTCTATTCCAAAAATGAAATATATAGGGGTAATGGCTTTATAGCCTTCAACATACTACGGAACCGCTCTATGAGCTATAATCTTTTTTTAGATAATGAAAAGACACCTAAAGAAATTTGGAATATATCTAAAAGCCCTGAATATGCAGTTTATAACTGGATCATTATTACTGACTATGATTATTTTATTCAAACTATTAATGAAAAGGGAATTCCTATTAGAATATCTTTATGTCATGATTTAAGTGAAGAACATACAAATTTTAAATCTAATAAATATATACCATATGAATCATTTACTAAGAAAACTGGTTATGATTGTATATTATGGTTAATAGAATACTGTATAGATTATGAGTTAGCTTTTCCAAAATGGAAAGTACATTCAGAAAAAAGTACAGGGAAGAAAAATATAGAAGATTTATTAGATAATTTTGATAAGTATCAAAAGAATATTTTAACAAATAAAAAAACTAAATAATATGAACAGAGCTGAAAAGATCCAACACAATTTGGATGTATTAAAAAGACTAGAAAAATGTCATACTGATGTTATATCTATTACCAATGCTAATAATCCATTTGCTTCATTATTAGGTAATAATTCGACTGATATTTTAGAAATTATCCTTTTATATAGAAATTTTGATAAATTAAGAAATGGACTTAAGGAAAGAGATGAAGAAAAAACACAACATGATTTTGAATCATATCTTGAACACACTGAAGACACAATCATAAAAGTAAGAGATTCAGCAAAAACACTTGCTGAAACTGGATTACGTTTTAGGTCGATTGAAGAATCACATAATAGTGAATTTGGTGAAATGATAAAAAAACAAGTTATCAAATTCAAAAATTGGCTGACTAGTAAAGTAAATCATTTATCTGAACTAAAAGAAATTATTAAGAATGATTTATCATATATAGAAAAAGAAATCCAAAAAGAATTTTCTAAAATTAGGTAATACAATGAAACAATTAAAAAATATAGATACTTTTAATTATATGCAAGAATATAATTATGTTATCGATTGGAATTTATATGAAGGAGAAATTGAATATGATGTACTCAATGAAGAAATAAAAGTTATATTTAGTGAACATGGTGGTAAAAACTTTAGAATGGAAGATTTTAAAATTGAACCATGGGAAATAGAAGAATTAGTACACAAAGCATCTGAAAAGCTTATTAGAGAATATAATGCTGATTTAACAAAAAAAAGACAGCATTTTCTTTTACGAGATAGATCAAAAGAAATCCCATATGAAATAATAATGGTTGTCGATAAAGGTAGAGAATTTCCAACTGAAAAAACTCATATTGCAGTCGTTGGCGAATTGTATAGTAAAGCAAAAATAGATAGATTAAAAAGAGAATTTAAAAGCTATCGATTAGGGTCTGGAGATCCTGATATTCCTTTTATTAATTATCTTCAAAAAACTGGAACGGAAATTCAAAATGGAGATTATGCATTTCAAGTAATTACAACAAGAAGAAAAGAAGACTTTAGAGTTGATAGTAAACAATTTGTCATTTTAGAAATACATCCAGATCAAACTATTCGAGTTGCAGAATAAAATAAAAAATAAAGTATGAAAGAATTTAAAGAATATCTATCTGAATCTATAGAAGTTATGGGAGATTCATTTGAATATATTCAAGAGATACTTAAAGAAAAAAATATATTTTCTAGATTAATGAAATTTGAAAGGGACTCAGTAGGGGATTTAACATGTATATCTTTTGATGTAAATGATTTATCTCCATCAAAGAGAGAAAATATTATTGCATCCTTACATAAATATGGGTTTAAAAATGCAAATATTGAGTTTCACGATTGGAATAAAGTATGGTTAATTAGTATAGATAGAATTAGAATTCAAAGAAAAAGTAGTGCAAATGCACTTATCAATTCTTTTTATTTTGGTTTAACAGAATCTTCTTCAAGCAAACCTACAACAACCGAAGAAAAGAAACAATCGATGTTAGAAAGAATATTAGGGAAAAAAATAGAGAAAAATAATGAATAAAACATCTAAAAATATAGATTTAAAATTACATGCTGAACATTGTATAGATGTATTAAATAATGTAAAATTATCTCTGATGGATTCATTTAAAGAATATGAATGTTTAGATAAACAGAAAGATTGTTTAAATAAACTAAACATATTTAATCAGAGTTCAGATATATTAAAAGATGTTTTTAAAATTGAAAAGTAAATATATGCGTCATATAAAATTATATGAAGAATTTAAAAGAAATATTACAATAAATTCTAACAAAGAAGTGGAAATGACAGTTCGGTTTCTGTTGAAAAAAAATATAAAATCAGAGTTACTACAAAGAAAAATTAGAGAAAAATTTATTGAAAAATTAAAGCCACCCTTTAATTTCAATGATTTAACTTTTTATTCATTTGATATAGATTTTATATCTAATGTTCCATATAAAGGCAAATTAATTGCTTCAGAGTATGCTATAAAATCAAAAGTAGCATTTAGTTCAGATGCTCCAACAAACAAAAAAGACTTAGATAACTTAATCAAAGAAGGAATATATCAATTCTTAAGATTAGAAGAAGATACATATTTTTCAGATGAAGTAGAATTAACATCCGTTGTAGCATTTGAGTTTAAAAACTCTTGATATTTATGACATCATTCTATAAATGTCTGCCATATTTTTAATACCATATGTATTATCAGGTGCCATGTTTTCTAATTTTTTATTTATTTCTTTTTTATATCTATCTTGAACCCCTTCATTCCAAATTTCACTAATACAGTCTGGAAATACATTAGATTTAAAGAAAGCCATAAGATTGACTGTACTCATAGCTAAATCATCATGTCCCCTTTCATTTGAATATGTCCCTGCTTCATTGACTCCAAAAGTTGTAAATTCAGATATTGTTAAATCATGTGTAAGAATAATTCGTCTTGATTTAAAAGTAGGTCTAAAATCTTCACAATATATTCTTTTTAATTGATTATTTAATTTGATACCAGGTTTAAATACCTTATCATCTGATTTATGTTTTGTAGTAACAAAAAGCTCAGAAAAGAATTCTTCATGTTGAGACATAAGTTCTACAAAATAATTACCATTGTAATTCATTTCAAGAACTATTTTAACTCTTTCTTCTCCGAGTATATCATAAACTACAGCATTTACAATTTTTACAAAATCAGCTATTGACGCAGTATTCGATCTAAAAACTCCAATTTGTTTTAAACCAAAAAAATCAACTTCACCTGAATATAATTTATGTCTTCTTATAGCACCCATACTTAAAGGTACTAATTGAAATATATTTAATATAGTGTAATCTCTATTTGCACCTTCAGCTAAATCAATTGAAATAACAAAATAACGTTTTCCTAATCTAAATTTTCCATTACTATTTTTATAATCAAATTCAAAATTTTTACTCCATACTAAATCTTTATATTGTATATCTTGATCATGAAGTGAATCAATTTCTCTAAATTCATAGGATTGCTCACATCGCTTTGAAAAAGAAATAGATTGTGTATCTAGTAAAAAAGAAGAGCTAGCAATAAATTGATTTCCAAATTCTTGATTAAATGCTTCTTCGCTTCCCAAATCATTTATCCATTTTTGTTTCCATGCTTCATCCCTACCAGGAACTTGCCACCAATCAACCCTTAAATCTTTGAAGTCACTTTTTCTTTTGAGAGCAGAATCATATATTTCATAAAAAAGATTTAAACCATTTGCAGTAGATGTTATCAACATCTTAGAATCTTTCACAGCAGATAATGTAGGTAAAATTGATTTATAAAAAGACCTAGCAATTTTTTCAGGTATGTATGCAAACTCATCGGCAAAAATAACATCGAATGTAAAACCAATAGCTGGTGATTCAGTACACGCTTCAGCAAATATTCTACATCCATTATCAAATGCCATTTTTCCCATATTATTAACAATAGACCCAGGTTTCATAAAAAATGGTAAATGACGAATTATAGTTTTCGTTTTATCTAAAATTTCTTCGGATGTAGCTCTTCTGTTAGCAATAACTAACACATTTTTATCCATATGAAAACATACGTACCATGCCAAAAATATACAAGTAGTAATTGTTTTTCCAATCTGTCTAGATGCTAATAATACCACACGATCATTATCAGCATAAGACTTAATAACCTTTTCTTGATAATCCCTTAGTTTTATTCTTTGAACGCCATTATCTGTTTTTGCAAAACAATAATTATTAGCAAAGTAAATAATATCTCTTTGACATTTAATAATCTCTTCTAATTCTTCTTGAGTATACTCAAAAGCAATTTTAGCAGCTCTCCAATCTGTATCCCCATCTGCAAATGGGTTTTGTCTAGGGATAGCTTCTCCATGTGTTATTCTATCGAATAAATCATGTACACTTTCTGTACTCCAAGCCATAAAAATAGGTTAATTTTATCTATATAGTGATATATACTTCATAAACAAAAAAAAGCAGAATGAGAAAACATATAAAACCATTTCTACCTGAAATTTATACAATCAAAGAAGATTCATACATAGATCTTGAAAATGATACATATAAACAAAACAAAGAAGAAGTATTACTGAATACAGATAAATTGAAACAATTAAAAAATACACATAAAGATTTATTTGTTAAAAACATTGAATTGAACCTTAAACATGCCTTAGAAATGTATTGGAAAACCAAAAAAGAAAACGAAAACATTATCTTAGAGGCAAAAGAAAGACTAGATATGAATTTTAAAAATATGCTTTATGAATTCGAAAATGCTATTCAAAAAATGGATAAATTAGGTATAGATATCAAAAACAATGAAGTAGAATTAGAAGAATTAACTTTAGTGCTTAGAATTGAAGAAAAAATGTATGAATTGACAGATAAAGATAAGATTGAATTATATGACATCTTTGTAAGTCTTAATAAAGCACATGCCGACGCATGTAAAGATTTAGCAAAAAGTATGAATGCTATAAGTGAGGTAATTAAATACACAGAGTTTGGAGTATACTACAAAAAACCTGAGGGAGCTAAGCGACATAAAGAAGCGTATTTTAGAAGTGAAATAACAACTCCAGTAAAAGAATCAAATAACATTAATGAGTCATTTGTATCAAATATATTTGACTTCTTTAAATCGGTTGGAGAAAAAATAAAAAATTATGTTTTTAGTATAGAAACTAGTTTAGATGTATTTGATGATCTTATGTTAAGAGCCAAAAATATAGTAAAATCATAATGAAGTATATTAAGCTTTTTGAAAATTACAATTCTGGATTAGAAAATTTCTTAATTTATAAGTATAAATTACACTGGGTAGCTAAGGTTAAAAGAAATATTTTTGCTAGTAGTGTAGAACAAGAAAATATAGAGAAGGCTTTATCAGAGTGGAAATACACAAACAATTGTGTAGTAACTGAAGATGCTGTATGTGAGTTATGCGGTCAAACAAATTTATATTATCATTTTCAAATTAAAAACTCTATAAAAGATAATGAACTTTGGATTGGTAGTGAATGTATAAAAAGATTTAGTGCAGAAGATACTAAATCTATTCAGTTTTTTGATAATTATGGAAATAGAATAACAGATGAAAGAGTCATTATAAAGATTGTAAATAAAGAAATGGTTAGCTTGAAAAAAGATAAAAAAATTCAAGAAGTATTAGAATTACTTTCAAATCTAATTAACAAAACTCAAGAATCAAATTTAAATCATCTGTTTGATGAATATTCAAATAAAGAGTATTTTAGTCCACTACAAATGCTTTGGCTAGATAACTATTTTTTAGAGAATAATATAGAAGTGAATTATCATATATTTAATGTCAATATAAGTAATAGATTTTATTTGGATCAAATATTTACAAGAAGTTCAGATTCAATAAATAGACTAGAAAAATATTTAACAAGAGATCAGAAAGAAATTGTACAGTATAATCTGCAAAGAAAAAAAAGATTAGAATAAATAATGAAATCACTTATAAAATATGATTTTTTTTCTAGATATTTTAAAGGGAATGAATCAAAGAAATATATACTGTTAAAAGGTCTTATTGAATCCAACGATGTAAATACTTTAAAATTTCTTCTTGATAAAAAAGACGAAATAGAGTTTATTTCAAAATTTGCAGGTGATACTTTGCTTCATCATGCTTGTTATGTAGGCTACATAGAAATGGTACAACTATTATTAAACTACAATGTAGTAGATATAAATGAATTAGATTACGTATTAAGAACTCCTTTGCATACGGCAATTAAATTTGGTCATACAAATATAACAGATTACTTAATAAGTAAAGGAGCAGACACATCAATTCGAGACATCAAATCAACTATACCTTTAAAATCTGCAATAGAAAGAAGATCAGGAAAAATAATTGAACTTTTAGTAAAAAAATGATATATTAGTAAATAAACCTTTTAATTTTAATTATTAAAACTATATGGAGTTAAATGATGGGTAATGTAGAACATAAAGTATGGCATGAAATAACTGAGCCATTGAGTGCTGTTCAGAATTTAATTAACGGTTGTTTACTTGGACAATCAAAAGGATCTTATTCTTTTGAAGAATCAAGTCTTATTTGGGAATCTATAAAGTATCTTGTTACCTTGCAAGTTCAGATAAGAGAGAATGAAGAAGATCCAAATGACTTTTTAATGAAAGAATTAGCCAAAACAGAAAAAAATGAAATTGTAGAAAACATTGAACATGACATAAAAGAAAAAGAAACAGCATAAAGAAAAGCCCACATAATTGTGGGTTTTTTTGTTTTTATCTAAATTTTTATTATCTTTGCATATTATAATTATTAAGTATTACATTTATGATAAATATAGAACAAAAGGCAAATAAAGTTACAATTAGCAATTTTAATGAAAAGGGTATGGTTGAATTATATGAATTTCAATTACATCGAAATGATATATTCGTTTGGGAATATTATTCAAGTCGAAAAAAAGAAGAACATTTTAAAAGTTGGGATGATAGAGCAGTTCAAAAAAATACAGCTCCCAGTTATAAAAGACTGAATAGATTTCGTTTAATAGAATGGATGGAAAGTCTTACGGAAGAAGAAAAATCAAAGATTTATACATTTAATCAACCCAAAAAATTCTTTTGCGATATAGAAGTTGAAATTCAAGATGAGTTTCCTGACCCTGCTGAAGCTAAAACTCCTGTCGTTACTATAGCATTATCCGATCAAGATAATATAATAACAGTTTTAGGAATTAAAGAAGTATCTTTAAATGATATCAAAAAAACAGAATTAAAGCTTCAAGAATATTTTAAAGATTATACACCAAATATAAAGTTTAAATATATCTATTTCAATTCAGAATATGATATGTTATATACATTTTTTATTAAATTTTTACCAAGAATTCCTTTCTTAACAGGCTGGTATTTCTTAGATTTTGATTGGAAATATTTAATAAATAGAGCAAGAAAATTTAATATTCCAGTAGAAAAGTCATCTCCTACAAATAAACTAATAGGTTTACATGAAACACCAATGCATAAAGTTATTGTTGATTATAAGGAGATTTATGAAAAGTGGGATAAATCACTTAAAGAAAACTTAACTTTAGATTGGACTGCAAAGTATAGGCTAGGTTTAACAAAAGTAAAGTATCCAGGAAGTCTTAAAGATTTATATTTAAATGATTATTTATTATTTGTATTCTACAATGCTGTTGATACTCATCTTGTTAACTTATTAGACAAAAAAACATCAGTTGCAGACATATTCTTTAAACTAGGAACTCTAACAAAATCAGAATATCAAAAAGCATTTTCACCAGTTCATATGACTGAAAATGTTCTTTGTAGAGGGCTATTAGAAAAAAACCTCGTTATGATCCCAAATGAAATTAAAAATACAAAGGATTCTAAATATAAAGGAGCACACGTACATAAACCTAAAGTAGGTATTTATGAATATGTTTGTGCTTTTGATTTTGCAAGTTTGTATCCATCAGTTATGCGACAATTCAATATTTCTCCAGAATCATACTTGGGAAAACTTGGAGAAGAAGAAGATCAAAGTATATTTAAAGTACAAAAGAAAAAAATAGAAAATATAGAAGAAAAAATAGTTTGTGCAAATGGAGCTATATTTGATACGAATGAAAGTGTATTAAGGAAGGTACTTGATTATTTCTACGATAAAAGAAAAAAAGCTAAATTAGAGTCCTATGAAATTGAAAAAGAAATAGATGTATTAAAAAAGATTCTAGAAACAAAAAAATGAAAAAAAACTGTGTTATACTTACAACTACATCTAAGGGTGAAGGTTTAAATAATTACACATGTTCAGGTTACGATTTTGATTTATTTATAATAGATTATACTTCTTCCCCAAAACAGAGTCCATTAGTAAATAGTAATGCAAAATTTGTTTTTGAATCTGAGGGTGGATATAAATATCATAATATAAAGAGATTATTAAATACAACTACTATATTAGACGATTATGACTATGTCTGGCTTCCAGATTGGGACTTATCTTTCAATTGTTTAGATCTACATACACTTTTTACAATAGCTGAGCAATATGATTTAGATTTATGTCAGCCATCACTAAGCTCGGATTCCTATATTTCCTGGACTATAACTCAACATAATCCAGAATTAACCTTAAGAATCACGAATTTTGTAGAAGTAATGTGTCCACTATTCAAAAGTTCCTTTTTAAAAGAATTACTTTGGACCTTTGATTTGAATTTTTCTAGTTGGGGACTTGACTTTTTATGGTCTTCTCTTCTAAAAGAACATACATTTGGAATTATTGATGCAATGATTATAAAACATGAAAGGCCTATACAATCTCATGAATGGTTATTGCCAAATAATAAGACTGCTCATCAAGAACTAGAAGAGATGAAGAAAAAACATAATTTAGTTTTTAATCCTATTGTGTTTAAAGCATTGAAATAAAGCTACTTATAAAAGCAAAAAAATGATTAAAAAAAATTAATCAAAAAAATAACATTTATTAGTTTTTTAGTAAACAAAAATTATCTATATAGCTATAACAAATATTCACAAGTATTGAGTTTAGACTATAAAACTAGTATTTAATCTCCATTTATTATAAAATTAAACAGTATTTATTATGGCAAAAAGTCGTGATCTCTCAATTGAGATTTTATCAGAATTAACAGCATTTTCTAAATATGCACGTTTTAATGAGAAACTAGGAAGAAGAGAAACATGGGAAGAAAATGTATATCGAGTTGAAGATATGCATGTGAGAAAATTTCCTGAACTAAAAGATGATATCAATAGAGCATTTGATTATGTAAGACGTAAAGAAGTTGTACCTTCCATGCGTTCAATGCAATTCGGAGGAGAAGCTATTGAAAAAATGAATATAAGAATTTTTAACTGCTCATTTATTGCTATAGAACGACCAGCCATATTTTCAGAAATTATGGTTTTGTTGATGGCAGGAACAGGAGTTGGTTATTCTGTCCAATATAGACATATTAATAAGTTACCTGAAATTAAAACTCCTAAAAGAAGTAAGAAGTATGTTATTGAAGATACGATTGAGGGATGGGCTAATTCTTTAAAGGCTCTTATTAAATCTTATTTTTATGGTACACAATTACCAATATTTGATTATTCTCAAATCAGAGCTAAAGGAACTTCTTTAAAGACATCAGGTGGAAAAGCACCTGGTCCTGAACCGTTAAGAAAATGTTTAGACGAAATTCAATCTATATTTACATGCAAGAATGTTGGAGAGAAGTTAAAACCTATAGAAGTACATGATATTGTTTGCCATATAGCAGATTGTATTTTAGCTGGTGGAATTCGTAGATCAGCTACTATAGCATTATTCGATTCATTTGATGATGAGATGCTTAACTGTAAAGGATATGTATCAGCACAAATTGAATCTGATTTTATTTATAATAAACAAACAAAACAATTTGTTGGGGATGCAGCACACCAAGGTAAAATTGTTCAAGTATATTTATCAAAACAAGAATTTGATAAATTTGAAAAAGAGGGTGTATTAGCATGGTATTGGTTTCATCCGCAAAGAGCAAGAGCAAATAACTCTGCGGTCTTTATCCGTAAAATATTTTTAGATAAAGAAACAACAGAAGAAAAAATAATCGCAAAACTTAAAAAAGAATTTGGTATAAATGATTATTCACAAGAATCATTAGTAAATACATTCACAAACTTTGTAAGTGAATATTTATCAGCACATTCAGTTGAAGGTAAATATTATGAAGATATTGTAGAAGCAACAACGCAAGAAGATTTTATGAAAGTTTGGAAAGCTTGTGAAGCTTCAGGTTCAGGAGAACCTGGTGTTTTTTGGACAAATGATCCTGATTATGGAACAAATCCATGTGGAGAAATATCACTTAAATCAGCTCAAACTTGTAATCTTTCTTCTATAAATGTAAGTACATTAAGAGATCAATCTGATTTAGAACAAAGAGTATGGGCTGCTACATTGATTGGTACTCTCCAAGCAACATATGATAGTTTTGAGTATATTTCAGAAAATTGGCAAGAAAACCAGCAAGATGAAAGATTACTTGGAGTTTCATTAACAGGTATATGCGATATAGACTATACTAAGTTTGATTGGGAAAAGGCTTCTTTATTTACAGCTGAAGTGAATAGTACATATGCACAGATACTAGGTATTAATGAAGCTGCTAGAATTACTTGTATAAAGCCAGAAGGTACAGCATCTTGCGTTATGGGTACAGCATCAGGTATTCATGCAAGACATGCTCAACATTATATTAGAAGAGTTCGTTATAATAAGCAAGAACCTATAGCTAGATATCTTATGGAAAACCATCCAGAGTTAGTAGAAGAAGAGGAATTCAATCCATTGAACATTGTAGTAGCACTTCCTCAAAAGTCTCCTTCAGAGTCCGTAACAAGAGAAAATGAAACTGCTATTGACACATTAGAAAGAGTAAAATTTTTTAATGAACATTGGGTTTCACCAGGTCATAGATATGGTCCAAATCAGCATAATGTATCTTGTACTATTTCAGTTCGTAATAACGAATGGAATAAAGTAGGAAAATGGATGTGGGAAAATAGAGAGGTATATTCAGGTATTGCGGTTCTACCTTATTCAGATGCTAATTATAAACAAGCTCCTTTTGAGGAATGTGATGAAGAAACTTATGATTCAATGATGAAAAATCTAAAATCAATTGATTTAACAAAAGTATTAGAATTAGAAGATAATACAAATCTCTTAGGAGAACTTGCATGTGCTGGTGGTGCATGTGAAGTTACTTTCGGATAAATAATAAACTTTATTGTAAAGGATATCTATAAAGAGTGTAGATATCCTTTTTTATTTGAGGTGAAATATGGAACTTTTTGATGTTGTCAATTCGATCTTTTCAAAAACAGAGTGGAAAAAAGTTTCCAGATATGATAAAGATCGAAATTTCTTTATGATAAATAGATTTATGTCAATTGGTCTCCCTAAACAAGCTTCAATGTTTAATAAGAAACATATACCCAAAGAGCATGTTTTAGATTATTGGAATAGAACGGCTTCGAGATTATATAGTACCATCCCATCTTGGATATTTACAAAAGGACAAGTTGCATCTCAAAAAGAGAAAGATGTAATGGAAGTAGATATAGAGCTAAAAAAAATATTTTGTGAATATAATAAATGTAGTTTCAAAGATTTTGATTTATTATGTAATATAACACCAATAGAGATTGAAGAAGAATTAAAAATGTATAGAAAAATATTACAATCACGAAAACCATCTACATTATCACAATATTAGAGGATTATAAAATGTCAAAAATACTTGAACAATTATTTACAGAAAAGTTTAGACCCAAAAAAATAGAAGATATAATTCTTGCACCAAGAATAAAAAGTGCTATAGGCCAAGGAGTTATACAACAACATCTTTTATTAGTAGGTTCGCAAGGAATGGGTAAAACTTCTACAGCAAAGGCAATAGCAAGTAAATTTCCAAATATGTATATAAATGTATCTGATGAATCATCAGTAGATGTTATCCGTGAAAAAATAAAAGGGTACTGCGAAAGAATATCTGTATTAGATGGTGAGGATTCAATTAAGATTGTTATACTAGATGAAATAGATGGTGCTTCAGATCAATTCTATAAAGCTCTAAGAGGAGTTATGGAAGATGTGCGTTATGTATCAAAGGTACGATTTATAGGTACTGCAAATTATATTAACAAAATCCCAGATCCAGTACGTTCACGTTTTTTTATTTTAGATTTTAACCCTGCAACAAAAGAAGAAGAACTAGGATTGATGAAAGATCAAGCCAAAAGAATAGCATTTCTTTTAAAAAGTTTAAACATAGAATTTGAAAATGATGCATTAAAGGAATTTATTAAAAGAAATTTCCCTGATATGAGAGCAATGATAAATAAAATTCAAAACTGGCAAACATCAGGAAAAAACAAAATCACTCTAAATGAAATAAAAGATTTAAATTATTCTTTTAATGATTTATTTGAGTTGCTAACTATTAAAGATACAAATCCTATACAAAATTATAAATATATTGTTAAAAATTGTTCAAATAAAGTAGATGAAGTTCTTATGAGCTTGCATTCTGACTTTCCTCTATGGATTTCAGAAAACAAACCTGATATGATAAACAAAATACCAATGGTACTTGTTTTAGTGGGTAAATGGCAAGCAGATAAACACGCATGTATTGATCCGATAGTAGCTTTAACTGGTTGTTTTTTTGAAATACATATGCATATGAAATCATAATGGTATCAATTAAATTATTGAATCAAGAAGTCAAATCTGTGTCTGATTTATTACTATTCAAATATATTGTAATAGATGAATCAAATGCTGTTATAGATGTATTGAAAAGATTTGAGATAGGTCCTGAACATAGGATAACAGGTTTATGTGAACCGATGTCTTACATATCACAAAACTTTATAGAATTGACCCAATATAAATCTCTAGGTTCAAAGAACAATATAGGTAGATTATCAGCCATTACAGTATTAGAAGAACAAATAATAAAAGAGTTTTGTTTAAAAGGAATACATGCTTTAGATTTAGCCATAAAATTAGATGCGTTAGCTGTCTTTCATGCTTTACTAGATTATGGTCATAAGGATATTAAAAGTCAGGCTGTTCATTTAGCAGTAAAATACATAAGAGTAGATATGTTGAACCGTTTAGCCGAAGAAGGATATGATTTATGGTTTGTACATCCAGATTGGGAATCTAGACCTATTGATACTTTATTTACTATGCTTTCATTTCAAGAGGAATTACCTTTTATAAAAGGAATGAATGTAAACGAAGAATTAGCAGAATGTTTAGATATAATAATTAAAAATAGTGAAATACATAGATTTATTTCAACAACTGGTGATGATTATAGAATATATAATGGAAATCCAATTATAAGGAAACGTAAAGGTCTTGCACCAGAAATAGAAGAAATTTTCTTTAAAGTCATACATGGCTTATTATAATTTGATATATACCTACTAAAGTAAAAAATCTCTAAAACTATGCGTAATACTCAAGCTATTGTTGAAGCCATATGTAATCATACATCTTTCAAACCTGAAATTAAAACAGGATTGGTTTTTTTAAAAGAATCAAATGTAGATATAGTACATTGGAATGCACTGAATGAGCAAGAAGAAAGAATGATATCTGATAATCCTGCGGTTATAGGTGCATTTAACAGATTTTCCTCTTCAGTTATTGGACCAGTTGTTAAATCAACACAACCAAAGTCAAATGCAGATTGGATTAAAACCACTCCCTTAACTAATCCAGACATTTTTAAAGAAAACACAAAAAAACAATCTGAAATTGTAAAAGATAAAGTGTATAAAGATGCACACCAGTGGGAACAAACAGGTGATCTTCAAGATACATTTAGAAACATTGAAAAACATCAAATGACTGATGCAGAAAAACTTGAGGATGAACGTAATTCAGTTGATAATACATATTTAGATATTTTGGCTCAAACAGAGAAGAAAGTTGGGAAAGAAAATATCAAGACATATATGGAGAAGATTTCTGATGATGTACAGACTTTTGTTACATTAGTAACATTACTTACAGAACAAATTGTAAAAGAAGCTTGGGTAAATTCACCTTTAACAATACAAAAAGTATTTGGAAATCGTTTATACTTCTTAGAAAATCCTGCATTAGATATAAGAACTAAAAATGTAAATGCATTTGTCAAAGAAGCTTCGACTGTTTTAAAATTAGCTTTTGATGTTAGTAGTTATTTTGTTTTACAGAATGCAAATGAAGATATACAAAAATCTGTTACAGAAATATGGCAAGATGCAAAAACAGAAACAAGAAAGAAGTTAGATGCAACTCCAATTCCTAAACCAGTTAAGACTATGTTTGCTTTTAATGAAGAAGTTTCTGACAATTTTATTACTGAATTAACGAATGCAGTTTGGGAATCTATACCATCTTTGATTGAAACACACGGAGATGATTTCTTTTTAATCATAGAATCACAAACTATCCTACCTATTAATGATGCTTTTAATAGTTCAAGATTCCAAAGTTACCATCCATTATTTGAATCTATGTACTATCAATTACAAAGTAAAAAGCCTTTTAATTGGTTTTTAGAACTTGAAAAAGTTTTAGTTGATGATAAAGAAATAGAAAAAAATCTTACATATTGTGCAACCGAATTAGTGAAACAGCAATTGGCTAATAATGCTGACTATCTGTTTCCAACAGTTGGAAAAGTAGCAGGATTCACCGCACATAAGTTATTACTAGATGCTCAAAACACTGAAGATGGTCTGAGTGAACTTTTAGGAGTAAAAGACTCATTATGGATAACATCAGGATATGTACCAGGTACTTTAGGCTTAATTTTATTATTATTTAATGTTGCATCAGCTATGTTATTTGTAGCATATGCAGAAGACATTGTAGGATTCGATTTAGACAAAGCAAATCCTGAATTAGCAGAACTTCCAATTTGGCAAGCATTTAAAGAAAGTGCATTTGATTTAAAAGTTGAATATGAAAATAAAAGAACTCAACTTACTCAGCAACAAAAAATCGAAACAACTTCACCAAGAAGTGCAGTACAAACAGGTATAAAAATTAAGTAAAATAATGTCTAAACAAAATATTATACTTAGTGAGGGTAAAGTTAATGAGCCACATACAAAAGAAGCCCCAATTGTACTACAATCTATAAATTGTAAAGCTTTATTTAATAACACAAATAAAACAATAACAATAGAAGTACCTAATGGAGATATATTTGTATCTTCTGCCTCTGCATTTAAATGGGTAGAAGGTTATCCTAAAAGTATAGGTCTATCACATAAAAGATGTGAGACGGCACTTAATCACTTGATGAATGATAATTTTATTGATGCATATAAAGAGATTTATAAGTTGCCATATGCTCCTTTTTTTGTATATTTGTTTGAAACAGATAGACCAATGTTGAAAAACTTATCGTATATTACTGATAAAACAAATGAAACTAATAAAGAAAAAGTTGAAATTTTTATTAAAACGATGATAGAAGAAAAAGAGGAATCTACTAATTTAAAAAAGTCTGATCCAGAAACATATAATTTTATAAAAAAAACATTAGAAAATCAGATATTATATCTAAAAGCTAAATGCGAGGTATTTTACTGGTTTTATCAAGGTCTTCCACAACTTTCTCAATTTGGAATATGGTAATATGAGTCAAATACGAAGTTTTGTACTGGGAACTCCAGTAAAAATGTCATGCAAAAAAGATGTAAATAAAACTAACCAAATATTTGCTAAGGTTTTATGTTCAAATTTAAAAGATGAACATTATTATAGTTGTATTACACCACATGGATCGATTTTCAAAACTCATTTTTCTAATTTACACGAGTTAATAGATGAGTCTGAACTTTCAATTTTGAAAGAGTTAGAGAATAACTCAAAAGATTTACAAAACACTATTTATAATAATATATTTACTACCTATTACAATTCTGGAAATCATTAAATGTTATATGTTCTTGTTGATGCAAATAATTTCTTCATAAAAAATCTCTTTGCATATAAAAGTGGTATGCGTAAGACAGATAAATTATTTGAAAAAGAAGAACAAATAATAGAATATTCTCACATATTAAGCAATTCCATATTTCATTTATTAGAAAAGTTTGAAGGTAAAGTAGGATTTATACTTTGTTTTGATAACAAAACATGGCGCAAGTCCTATTATAATTTATACAAAGCACATAGAGAATATGATGATGCTGTAAATTGGGAAGCATATTTTAACTTTGTAGAAGATTATTGTGGAAAAATTACGAACCTGCATAACATCAATGTATCCAAAATTGAAGGTGGTGAAGCTGATGATTTATTGTATTTATGGTCAAAAAAGCTTAATAGCTCAGGATTTGATTGTGTGATAGTTAGTGAAGATAAAGATCTTTTACAGTTAGTTAGAAATACTTCAAAAAATAATTTTACAATAGTTTATAATAACTCATTTAAAAATCCTAAAGTATATAAACATCCAGATACTAATTTAAAAGAAGATAATATAAAGTTTGATATATTTAATGCGTCAGATTCTCTATTAAATTCTAGAGTTCTTGTAAAATGGATTATTCAAGAAGCTGAAGCATTAGAAGACATCGATTTAGAGTATTATTTACTCAAAAAGATACTTATTGGAGATGATGGAGATAATGTACCTTCAGTTTGGACATGGGAAATTAAGCCAGGTAAAAAAAAGAGAGTTACTCCATCTATTGCAGATAAAATAATAACAAATTATTTAACAATTAATGAAAAACCAATTTATTATCTTTTAAATGATTTTGAATTTTTTAAAACATCTCTAGCGGATTCTATTAAATTTATTTTAGGAATACAAATAGATGTAGAGGAATTAAAAAACAGTATAGAACGGAATTGTAATCTAATGTGTTTACATCATAATTTCATGCCTAAATCTCTTTTAAAAGAATTTCAAAAAAATTACGATGAAACTATTGTAGGTAAACTTGAACGTGATACTTTTCTTAAAGGTACTAAATATTTTCAAGATACTAGAGCCAAAGTAGGAAAAATGGACAAACTTGATTCATTTTTTAATTCATTTGGTGGTTGATGAAAAGGTTTTCAGTATATGTAAAAATAAAAGGTAAATATACCGAAATATTATTAGCAGAAGGTGTTCAATTTAATAATGAAAATATAGCTATTCATGAATTTTTAACATCTACAATTTTAATATTAGACAATATAGATTCAGTATATAGTCATTATTCTATTATTGGAACTATAAGAATTAATTGGTTAGATGTAAACATCTATGACAAAAAAATAAATTAATTCTAAAAATTTTAAAAAAATAATTTTCATTGCGATATATAGTGAAGTTATAAAATTAATTATTTCTCACTTGCAAGGAAAACAATATGACGAACAAAATCGTCTCAGATCTTCTTTTAGGTAATTTTGATGATGATCTGCTAGTTATGAGCGATGAAGCTTATTTAACTAAAATTCTCGAAAATCCTATAATTACTAAAGATCTTCAAACTGGAGCAGTTTACAAAGTTTCTGAAATATTACCTTTTGGAAAAGATAGAATAACAATTGTTACTGAAGATTACTGTGAGATAGCCGTCCAATTACGTAAAGAAAAAGAATTCCTAAAACTCATAAATTGTTCAGTAGAACATTTTATAGAATCACTCAACAAACCGAACTCTGACATTCAATTGCCTACCCATGTTATGACTGTTAAATATGGTAATGAACTTGAAGGTACATTAATGGGCGCTCATATCTATTCTTTAAAACAAGAGCTCTATTCAGAAATTAAAAAACCTGAAAAGATATATATGGCTCAAGTTTTAGAAAGAAACAAAGGTGGATTTTTAGTAAACGTAAATGGTTTATATGGATTTTTACCTGGATCTCTTGCAGCAGCTAATAGAATCTTAGATTTTGATTTATATTTGAATACTCAAATTCCAGTAATGGTAGAAGACTTTCTACAAGACTCGGATATGTTTATATTTTCTAATAAGAAATATATCAAAAACATGATTCCTTTAGAAATAGAGAAATTATCAAAAACTGAAAAGTACAAAGGATCTGTTACTGGTACTTCAAAATTTGGAATATTTATTGAATTCAACACCATTTTGACTGGACTTATTCATACAAGTGAAATGGATAGAGAACAAATCGAAAATTTCAAAAACGGTACATGGAAAGCAGGGGATGAAATAGAATTTTGGATTAAAGAAATAAAGAATGATAATAGAATAATATTAACATTTGTAGATCAAAATTCTATGAATCAAAAGTATGAATCTTTAGCAACTTACGAAGCTGAAATGGAACAGACAGGAAAAAAACCTATTTATTTAGGTCATATTGTTTCAGTAAAGCCTAATGTAGTATTAGTAAAAATTGAAGACAATCTCATAGGTGCTTTGGCAGATAAAGATTTTAAAAAATTTAAAATTGCACCTTTAAAAGTTACTGATGAACTAAGAGTAAAGATTGAAAAAATCGACATCAGTAAACGAAGAATGACATTAAATGTAGTAACGGCATAATATGGCTATAAGTGAAATATATTGTAAATTGTCTACAGATCCTTTCTTTGAATCAGATAGGTTAGAAGTAACTAATGATATTGAAGCATTAATCGAAAAAATTAGAATGATTATGTTTACAAGAAAGGGAGATATTTTAGGAGAACCTGAATTCGGAGTAGATTTGGAAAGATATATTTTTGAAACGTTTTTTGATAGAGGAGCGATTAACTCTGAACTTAATAATCAACTTGCAAGATATATTCCAGAGTACAATACATTTAATGTTAGTACAAGCGTTAATATTTCAAAGGGAGAATACAGAGATAATATAATCATAGATATATTTATAAATCAAGACAAAGTACTTGGTTTTGTAATTTAACAAAGGGGTCGGTTTCGACCCCTTTTTTGTTTTAGATATTTCTGGTAATACTTTTAATAATAGATATATACAATATCTTCAAAATTATGTCATATATGAAGCAATTTTTCAAATTAAATAGAATTACATTCCAACGTTTATATGAAGACGCACAAACTTGGTTTCAGTCGGTTTATAATTTAAGTAAAGATCAATTTACGCCTGCTTCTCCTTGGGGTCAATTACTAGGGACTTTATTAAATTTAGCTCAGATGATAATTTATTATATCGAGGATAGTATTACTGAATTAAATATTAATACAGCCTCAAGAAGGCAATCTATAATTGGGATTGCAGCAATGAATGGGCATTCTGCAACACGTGCTATAGCAGCAAGAGGTGATATTAATATACAATACTCTGGTCAAAATGTAGATATGTATGGTCAAAGTATAATAATACCTAATTATACTAAAATACTTTGTTTAAATAATGGACAAAGCTATATTCTGGATTTAAATCAAGAAGATTTAAGAGTAAATATAACCAATAGTGAAAACATTAAAGTTAAAATTATTCAAGGTATTTGGGAAAATCAAACATTTACGGGTACTGGTCAAATATTACAATCATTTGAAGTTAATGTCAGAGGTAGAAAAGAAATAGATAATAATTATGTAAAAGTATATGTAAATGGAGAAATATTTCCTAAATATGAATCATTATACGATATACCTAATAATAAACCAGGATGTATTATAAGAACAGGTATAACTAGTGGTGTTGACATATTTTTTGGGACAGAAGTTAATGGTAAACTACCCCCAACGGGTTCTACAATACGTGTTGAGTATCTTGTAACAAATGGTTCTTTCGGTAATATACTTACAAATTTAACTGATATATCACTAAAGTGGGATGAGACAGGTTATGATGTAACAGGTAAGGAAATAGATCTAAATTCAGCTTTAAATACAAGTTTAGTTAGTCCTTTGGTCTTTGGATCTGACCATGAACCTATTGAACTAACAAGACTTATAGCTCCCAAAACAAGTAGATCATATGTATTAGCAAATGCGGAAAATTATTCAATATTTTTACAAAAGATGAATTATTTTAGTGTTGTAGATTGCTTTTCAACATTTGATGATAATGTAGAAGAAGATGATAATGTAATTTATATCTTTGCTATTCCAGAAATATTAAATAGAGTAAGAAATAATGAGGACTATTTTACAATACCTCAAGAACAATTTGTCTTGACAGAAAGTGAAAAAAACTCTATTTATAGAGTATTACAAGAATCTGGACAAATGATAGTTACTACTGCGGTCAAAGTATTAGATCCAGTTATAACAAGATATGTTTTAAATATATCAATTATTGTATATGAACGATATGATATTGAAACTATACGAGAAAAGATTGTCGAGAGAATTGCTCAATATTTCTTAAAAAATAAAAGAACTGATAGAATTCCAAAATCAGATTTAATTGCTATTATAGAAGCTATTGATGGTATAGATTCAGTCGATTTGTATTTTATAAGTGAATCTAATGAACTTAAAAAATATAATTGGATAGAAGACTTAAAAAGAAATCCAACAGCAACTGAACCAGATGATATAGGTTTAGATGAACATGGTAATATATTAATTGGTAAAAGTGAATTACCTATATTACGAGGTGGATGGTCAGATAGAAATCAAATATCTTTTCAAGATAATGCAGACTTAAATGTAACTAGTTCTGTTAATATAGATGTAGCTAAAATTACCCCGAAAACAGTAAATCTAGAATTACACTCTTCAGGACTAAAGAATCTAAAAGGATTAAAATAATTATTTTAAGTTGTGGCTGATAACTCTAATTTCACTTATACATGCTGCGGTACAGAAGAATTAGTTTTTTGGGTAAACCAAAACCAAAATATTATACCAAGTTCTGGTTCTCAGAGTTTTGGTACTCAAGGACCTCAAGGACCACCTTGTGAAGTAAATGGTACTCAAGGAAATCAAGGTCGTCAAGGAAACCAAGGAAACCAAGGAAATCAAGGTCGTCAAGGGAAAAAAGGAGACGAAGGTTATGGTAACCAAGGAAACCAAGGAAACCAAGGAAGACAAGGAAATCAAGGAAATCAGGGAAGACAAGGCAACCAAGGTAACCAGGGTAACCAAGGTAATCAAGGCCGTCAAGGTACTCAAGGCAACCAAGGTAATCAGGGTAACCAAGGTAATGATGGAACAGGTGCTCAAGGTAATCAAGGAACACAAGGTACCCAAGGAAATCAAGGCAACCAAGGAACTCAAGGAAATCAGGGTAACCAAGGTAATCAAGGAACACAAGGTACCCAAGGCAATCAAGGCACCCAAGGTAACCAGGGTAATCAAGGTAACCAAGGCAATCAGGGCAATCAAGGTAATCAGGGTAACCAAGGTAACCAAGGTAATCAAGGTAACCAAGGCAATCAGGGTAACCAAGGCAATCCAGGTACTCAAGGTCCTTCGGGAGCAGTTACTGCTGCTGGTGATTATGTAATGCAGGCAATACTTACAAATAATCAATTATATACTAGTGGTACAGGGGATATAACAATTCAATTAAGTGATCAATACGATCCTCAAAATTGGTTTAATATTTCTACTTATAGATTTCAACCTAACATTGAAGGATATTATTGGATTGCTTTTGGTGTTTGGTGGGATGTAGGAACTAGTGCTGGTGGAGATCAAATAAATACTCAATTAAATAAAGGTGGTACTTCTGTATTAGTAACGCAAGAAATAGTTCCAACAGGAATAGCAGGAAGGTCTTTAACTGGTTCCAAACTAGTTTATTTAAATGGAACTACAGATTATATTTATTTAACAGGTTTTAGTTCATCTTCAACTAATCAAAATATCCTAGCAGGTGGAGGAGACGAAGGAACATGGTTATCAGCAACTTTAGTAACACAAGGATTACTAGGTCCACAGGGAAATCAAGGTAATCAAGGAACCCAAGGTACACAAGGTAATCAAGGAAATCAAGGAACCCAAGGTAATCAAGGCAATGATGGAACTCAAGGTAACCAGGGTAACCAAGGAACCCAAGGTACGCAAGGAAATCAGGGTAACCAAGGAACCC